TTTTTGAGCAAATCTGTTAATTAATGGCGTTGAATATTATTCAGAAACTCAGAAAACTTACTTGGACAAGAGATTCGTCTGGCAATAATTGGTACGTAGAAAACGGTGGCAATGGCTTTGGTTCGGGAGAAAATATGACCAACTTGGAGATTTCTCAAAATCATCCAATCCTAACTCCTGCATTACTATTTATATCTAAATTATTTAGTCAAGCTGAATTTAAGGTTGTAAATAAAGAAACAGGTAAAGAAGAAAAAAATCATTGGCTAATCAAACTTTTAAATAAGCCAAACCTATATCAAACAAAATCAGACTTCTTAGAAAGCTTGCAGTTTATTCAAATTGCTCAAGGAAAAGCTGTTGGTTATTTAAAAAGACCATTAGGATTTAATGATTCGGAAGATATCGACTCAATCTATATATTAGATAGCGACTTGATAGACTGGCCAGATGAATACAAGGATGCGAACTTTCGCTCACGTATGTATTCTTCAAGGTTGCAATCTGTTGCTGATAACGAAACAATAGTATATGACAAGAACGGAGAAAATTTAGAGATTAAGGTTAGAGACTTAATATTTTTCTACGACTTGCCTAATATGTTACAAAGAAACTTCTATCACGTAAGTTCGAGATTAGATGGTTTAAGACAAACGTTAATAAATACGAATGACTCTTTAATTGCCAAAAACATTATCCTAAAGACAAACGGAAAAGAGTTAATAAGCGGAGGTAACAACGAGCATTTTCCTCTTATGGGCGATGATAAGGAAAAAGCTGAAAGCTTACTTCAAAACAACTATGGATTAGGTTGGTTTAGAAAAAGAGGTATCGTTACTAAGGCAAGTATTGATTACAAGTCTTTACATATTGCTTTGAGAGACTTAGGACTTGATGAGTCGGTAAAAGTAGATGGTAACCTAATCTATACGGCTTTACATATCCCTAAAGATATTATTTCTTTAGAGGCTAAAAAAACTACATACAATAACTTCAAGGAGTCTATGGTTTCGTATATCCAAAACGAAATGCAGGCTAATACAAACGCATTTACTGACGTTTTAAATCAATTACTAGCTGATACTGATTACAAGCTTGTCGGTACGTATGAGCATTTACCTATAATGCAATTCATCCTTATTGAAAGGTTTGAGGGTATAAGTAAAAAGGCTAAAGCACTTAATGATTTATTAAGTACGGGAATACCTAAAGAGGTTGCCTTGGAAATGTGTGGATTTGATAAAGACCTAGTATTGGAAGATATTACGGTAATGGGTGGAACTACTCACATGATGCACGATTCAGAAGAAGAAGAAGAAGGATATATAGACGGAGAAGAAGATGAAGAAGAAGATATAGAAGAAGAAGATGGAGAAGACTAAACCAACAAAGGAGCAATTGCAAAAAATAATTGCTTTAAAGAAAAAAGCTATTAATGATAACAAGGTAATTAATAAGTAAAAAAATGAAACTAGACATTCCAAATTACCAAACAAAAAAAGAGTTATTCGATTTCCTTGTATTAAACAAAGAAACTCTAGTGACTCAAAAAAAGAGCGTGATTAAGGAAGCCGACGGTATTGGAGGAAGTTCTATCACAACTCAAGCAAAGAAGTCAGCAAACAAGGCTCAAGACGGCTACGAGGATGACGAACCTGTTAACGAAATAATGGTAAAAGCGGTAATAAATACTACCAACTTTTTAGATTCACACGGAGACGTTCATATTCCTGGGCTTTGGAACAAGTCTTTGAAAGAGAACAATAGAATAATGCACGTTCAAGAACATAAGTCAAGTTCTTTTGATAAGATTATAGCTTCGGGAGACGATTTAAAAGCTACCGCAGAAACAATGACTTGGAAAGAGTTAGGGTATAATGCTATTGGAACAACTCAAGCTTTAGTTTTTGAGTCGAAAGTAAGAAAGTCTCGTAACGAATATATGTTCGAACAGTACAAGCAAGGATTCGTAAACAATCATTCAGTAGGGATGAGGTACGTAAAAATTGAATTGGCTGTAAACGATGAGGATTACGAAAAAGAAAAAGATTTTTATGACAAATATATTTCTCAAGTAATAAACCGAAAAGATGCCGAAGAAGCAGGGTACTTTTGGGTAGTTACAGAGGCAAAAGTAATTGAGGGTTCAGCTGTACCAATGGGAAGCAACCCAATTACTCCAACAACAAACATTGACAAAGAGCCGTCTTTCCTTGATTTTCTTGGAAAAATAGACACTCAAGAGAAAGCCGCAGAAAGCACTTTCAGTATTATTGATGCAATTAATAAAAACAATTTTAATTTAAACAAACAGTAAGATGAACAAAGAAGAATTTGATGCACTTATGTTAAAGATAGAGTCTTCTATCGGTGCTAGTATGGACACAAAACTAAAGGATGCTTTTAGAGAAGTAGACCCTCAAGTTTTAAAAGCAATTTCTGATAACTCTGATGAGTTAAAGAAAACATTAAAAACCTTAGAAGCTAATAACGTATCATTAGTTGATGCGCAGAAGACTCAAGGAGCAGTTATTGAAGGTTTGACTGAAAAGTTAAATAAAGCTGGAGAGAGCAAGCACGTTTCTTTTCAAGAACAAGTAAGTGAATTGCTAACCGCTAACAAAGAGAAGTTAGTAGCAATGAAGAACGGAGATTCTAAGACGAATATTCGTATGACAATGAAGGCAGTTGGGAATATGACAATCGCTGGAAGTACAACAGGGCAAATGCCTCAAGCTGAAAGAGAAGCGGGAATTACTCGTATTGTACGAAGACAACCTTTTATCTTGGAATTGGTAAACGTTGGAACAATTAGTTCTAACTTATGGGAGTGGGTTCAACAAACTGGAGCTGAAGGCGCACCAGCAATGACTGCTGAAGGGGCAGCTAAGGCTCAAATTGATTTTGAATTAGTACTTGCAAGTGCAGCAGTTCGTAAAGTTACCGCTTATATCAAGGTATCTAAAGAAATGTTAGATGATATTCCTTTAATGGAGTCTGAAATCAACCAAGAACTTTCTGAAAGAATTAACTTAACTATTGATGCTCAATTGTTAGGAGGAGACGGAACAGGTCAAAATTTGACTGGTATTTTAGCTAACGCTACTGCTTTTGCTCCAGGTTCTTTTGCAACGGGTCAAACGAATCAAGTTATAACTCCAATTAACGCTGATGTGTTAAGAGTTGCTATTAACCAAATTTCAATTGCTCTTTTTCAAGCAAACTATATCGTTATGCACCCAAGTGATGTAACGGCTATGGATTTAGCAAAAGGTTCTGACGGTCACTATATTTTACCTCCGTTTTCTACAAGTGCGAATACTATTGTAAAAGGTATTCCAGTTGTTGCAAATACAGGAGTAACTGAAGGAGACTACTTAGTAGGAGATTTCAGTAAAGCTGGAGTAAGATTCAGAGAGGGTTTAAGTTTTGACGTAGGTTATGAGAATGATGACTTTACTAAAAACTTTGTGACTATCTTAGCAGAAGCTAGATTAGTTCAAAGAGTTAAGTCTAATCACTATCCTGCTTTCGTAAAAGGAGATTTTGCGGTTGACAAGGCAGCTATTGCAAAAGCATAGTGGGTCACTTTAAAGACACTACCGTTGAAATAAAATTCAACGGTAGAACTGTGAGAGTTTCACAGGGAGTCAAAGACTCTTTAGTAAAGTCTGGGAAACTTGGGTTAAGTAAAAAGAAAAAAGTAAAAACTGATAAGTAATGGCTGATTTAATTAATTCAACGTATTTCGAAAAAGGAGATTTATATATTCCAAATAATGACGACTTAAATGCGTCTTCTGGTTTAACCGTAATATCTGATTTAGATTTTTATATTGAAGAATATACACGTGAATTAATTTTAAACGCATTAGGTATTGTTTTATACGAAGAACTACAAGTAGCATTAGAAAACCTTATGGCAAGTGACCAGAGATGGATTGACTTGGTAGACGGAGTAACCTATACAAATCCCTCTAGCGTTAAAAAACGTTGGGAGGGTTTAAGGGGTGCTAATAAACAAAGCCTTGTAGCTGCATACGTATATACTATGTATCTTAGAAATTACAATGAAACATTTGCTACTACGGGAGTAGTTCGAAATGACTCTAAAAACGCTACTAATTACGATGCAACGCCAAAGTACATTAAAGCGTATAATAAGTTCTTAGGACAATACCAAGCAGACAATTTACCGAATCCAATAACTTACGTTAATAGATTTGGTACTACAGGTCTAGACTGGTACGGCTCTGAAAGTGCAACGGTTTCATTATATCAATTTTTAACTGATTCTAATAACGAGAAAAGTATATTTCCCGACCCTGAAACTCCAATTACGCCACTTGAATTAGTAGGAGGTACTCCAACAACGGTTGCTGGAATACTAATTAAAACGGTAGATGATTTAGGTGTGATATTAACTTATCAGATTATGAATCCTGGGGCAGGCTATACGGCAGGAGATGTTTTAACAATTCCTGGGGGAGACGGAAACGGTACTTTTACTCTAGACGGAAC